GGGCCATCTTGAGCTTAATGGTTTTGAAGCTCATCCAGGTCATGTAATGGATTTTGGAATGGACAAGTCTCCATTCAGTAAATTTAAAAAAGTATTCTCTGGTCACTATCATGCAAAGTCTAACGACGGTAAAGTCTATTACTTAGGTAACCCTTACCAGTTATACTGGAATGATTATGGATCTAAGAGAGGATTCCATGTATTCGATACAGATACATTGAAGACTACCTTCTATAGAAATCCATTTGACATGTTCCATAAACTCTATTATAATAATGGAGTTGACATTCCTGATAATTTAGAGGGCACATTCGTTAAACTTATCGTAGAAGATAAAGGTGACTACCAGAAATTTGATTATACTGTAAGCCAACTTCAGAACATTGGACTTGCAGATCTCAAGATAGTTGAAGATCTAACCTTTGAGGAAAGCACACAAGTGCTAGAAACCGAAGACACCATGACCCTTCTTGATAAATACATAGATGAGATAGAGTTAAAGGTTGACAGTGCCAACGTTAAATCTATTCTACGTTCATTGTACGTCGAAGCTTGTGAACTCTAATGTATCTTCTTACTGATTCAAACTCTGGTGGTGTCTATGCGGTCTTTAATAAGGACAACGTTAAGACAGTGCACCTATTTGAAGAAGAGGATGATGTGTTGAGGTATCAAACATTATTAGAAGCAGACAATCCCGATTCTAAATTGGATATCCTAGAGATGGATCCAGAGATAGTTGAGGTCAACTGCAACAACCGTGGTTACTTATATACAGTGATCACCAAAGACGATTTGGTTATCCCGCCTAAAACTGAATGATCCTATTTGAAAGTATCCGCTGGAAGAATTTTCTTTCTACGGGTGATCGGTGGACTGAGGTCAAGCTTGACTCCAGCATGTCCACTCTTATTATTGGCCAGAATGGTGCGGGCAAGTCCACCATTTTAGATGCTTTATGTTTTGGGTTATTCAATAAACCCTTTCGCAAAGTCACAAAATCACAGTTAGTTAACAGTATTAACGAGAAGGGTACAAAGGTAGAAGTTTGTTTTAGTATAGGGAAGGACGAGTACAGAGTATTCAGGGCAATCAAACCCAATTTATTTGAGCTGTACAAAAATAATAAGCTAATAGATCAAGACGCAGCGACAAGAGATACACAAAAATATCTTGAACAATCTATTCTGAAGCTTAACTATAAGAGTTTTACCCAAGTTGTTATACTGGGCAGCAGCACTTTCGTGCCTTTTATGCAGCTGCAAGCTGGACACCGTAGAGAAGTTGTTGAGGATCTTCTGGACATTGGTATATTCTCTAGTATGAATGTGCTACTGAAGGAGAAGATTAAGAAGGCAGTGGAGCAAGCAAGAGATTGTGAGCACCTTATGGCAATGAATGAGCAGAAAGTAACTGCTCAACAGAGGTTGTTGGATACAATGACTGAAGCAAATACTGATAGTCAGAATGAAAAGACATACCAATTGGCAATCAATCAGGAAACTGTAGTCACCTTAGAGGCAGATAAGGAAGCAAAGGATAAGGAAGTCTTAAAGCAACAGAAGAAGATTGATAAACTTGAAGGTGTCAAGGATGAACTCTTTGAGTTAAGGGATAATCAGACACTGGTTAACAGGATGTTATCTGATGTTAAGAAAGAGTATAAGTTTTTTGATACTAATACCACCTGTCCTACCTGCACACAGGTTATAGGAGAGGATTATCGTAAGCATAAGTGTGATGATCTAGTGGGAAAGCAGGATGAATATTCCAAAGCACAGAAAGGTGTTAAGAAAAAGATTACATCAATCACTAAAAAGATTGAACAGTATGATACGCTGACTCATAATATACATGAGATGCGTACAGAAATAAATACTATTGAGAGGGAAGTTATTAGGATCCATCAGACCAACTTAAAGATCCAACAAGACCTCATAGATTTACAGACAAAGACCCCTAACATCAATAGGGAGACTGAGTTGTTAGATATTCTAGCAACTGAATTAAGACAAACTAAGGTAGACTGCTCTAAAGTATCGGAAACATTAGATGAGTACGCCGTCGCCACCCAACTATTAAAAGATGGTGGTGTAAAGAAGCAGATTATTAAGAAGTATATTCCTATATTCAATAGTCTGATTAACAAGTACCTACAATCGATGGACTTTTATGTCAACTTCACCCTTGACGAAGAGTTTAACGAGGTTATTAAGAGTCGCTTCAGGGATGAATTTAGTTATTCTTCATTCTCTGAAGGAGAAAAGCAAAAGATAGACTTAGCTTTATTATTCACATGGCGGGAAGTAGCAAGGATGAAAAACTCAGTAGCAACGAATTTGCTATTATTAGATGAGGTATTCGATTCTTCCCTAGATGCTGAAGGCACAAATGAACTTCTAAAAATTCTTCGCAGCCTTGGAAAAGGCACCAATGTATTCGTTATCTCACATAAGGGAGAGATTCTTGTCGATAAGTTTATGAATACACTAAGATTTGAAAAGCAAAATGATTTTTCTAAATTAGTGGATGTTTCATAAGATATGGAGAGTCTGGACATATGCCCTAGGGTCATTCCATGACGAGACTACAAAAACATATGATAATTGGATAGCAATTATACGCACACTCATAATGGTACAACTGGTCATAACGAACTGTTTTATCATTGCTGGTAATGTACGGCATTGGGACGATGGACGAACTGTCCCCCAAGTGTCCCATAAGGTGACAGAGGTGCTATGATGTATACATCTGAGAAATACTATGCCAGTAAACACCGAAGTCAAAGGAACCCTAGCTAGACTCCTAGCAACAGAGAACCTTAAGATCGAGCATCGTAAGGTGGATACTGCTTGCTTTGACGTGGAAAACAGGGTGCTTGTGCTCCCTATATGGAAGAATGCATCTACTGTAGTATATGACATGCTAGTAGGGCATGAGGTGGGTCACGCTCTCTATACACCCCCAGATGATTATGATGCCCCCAAGGACTTTGTAAACGTCCTAGAGGATGCTCGTATTGAGAGGATGATGAAGGTTACCTATCCAGGTCTTAAGCATTCCTTCTATAAAGGTTATGAAGAATTATGGAATAATGATTTCTTTGGTGTAAAGCATAAGGATCTAACTACCATATCTTTCATTGATAGAATCAACCTTTACTTTAAGGGTTGTGCAGAGATTGAGTTTAATGAAGAAGAGCAGAGTATAGTAACACGTGCAGGTGAGACTAAGACATTCCAAGATGTTGTTAAACTTGCAGAGGAATGCTACAAGTATGCATTAGATAAGGAAGCACAGAAAGAACCTACACTTTCTAACCTTAATGAAGACTCTCCTAACTTTGGTGAAGAGATTAATATTGAGCAGGAGTTGGATAGATTAGAAGATGAAATGTATAAGCAAGATATGCAAGAGAGTGAAACACAACAGGGAGATCGTCCTGACTTAGGTGAAGATGATACTGAGTATGAAGACGAAGTTGGTGGTACTGAAGGTAGTGAATCATCATGTGATGAGACTAGAGCAGAGACTGATAGATCATTGAGAGAGAATCTTGAGGATATGATTGATGATGATGCTAAGGAATGGATATACCTTGACTTACCTAAAGTTGATTTGAAGGATTGTTTGTATCCTTGGCAGCAAATTAAGGAAGATTTAGAATATCATTTCAACGGTCAAGCATTTACATGTGAGGAGCATCAAGACAGATATAACAATTCTTTAGAATTTACTAATAAGAAATATGAAGATTATAAAAAGAGTGCACAGAAATCAGTAAACTACCTCGTTAAGCAGTTCGAGATGAAGAAATCAGCAGACCAATATGCACGTGCATCCACTGCAAAGACTGGGGTTATCGATACTAATAAGTTGTTCAGCTACAAGATTAATGAGGACATATTTAAGAAGGTAACTGTCGTCCCTGATGGTAAGAATCATGGAATGATTATGCTACTTGACTGGTCTGGATCCATGAATAATGTTTTGATGGACACACTTAAGCAAGTGTATAACTTGGTATGGTTCTGTAGGAAAGTTAATATTCCTTTCAGAGTGTATGCATTCCAGAATGGATACGATGGATATGAAACTTATCGTAGTAAGCCTAAAGGATCTCTTGCAGTTGCAAATGATTTCAAGTTGTTAGAATTCTTTTCATCTAGGATGAATAAGCAGAAACTTGATAATCAGATGAGTTTAATCTGGACACAATCATGGTCTATGACTGCATGGAGTGAGGTCAGAAGTCTTCACAAATTGAATCTTGGTGGTACACCTCTTGCTGAGTCTTGCTACTTCATGCGTGATGCTGTAAGAAAATTGAAAGATGTTGAGAAAGTTAGTAAGGTGAATGTTGTTTGCTTAACTGATGGAGAAGCAAATCCAATATCATTTATTAAAGAAGAATTCCATGAGTATGATGATGAGATGGCAAGAGCAGATTACTTATGTCACCAACGTAATAAAGTATTCATTCTTAGGGATCCTGAGACTGGTTACTCACGTAGAATTAGTACCTCTCCCTATGAAACTACTAAGGAGATTGTATCCTTCTTTGATGAGGTTACTGATTACAATTGGATTGGTATTCGTATCTGTAGTAAGACTGAGTTAACTAGATTGATGCAGTCTACTGGTTTGACTTATGATGCAAGAGAGAAGATTTCTAGATCATGGACTAAAGATAAGTATGCTGCAATAGAAAAGAAAGCAGGATTCAGTAAGTCATTCTACATACCTAATAAGGGAATTGGATCAGGGACTGAAGAACTGCTTGTAAAACAGAAGGGTGAAGTTGCTACTAAAGCAGAATTAGGTCGTGCATTTAAAAAGCACATGGGATCTAAGAAGACAAACAAAACTATACTTAATGCCTTTATAGAACAGATAGCATGATACATGATATAGCAAGTATAATAAGAGCAGGGGTTGAATCCATTGGAGCAACCCCAATGGATAATGAATACCCTGAGATAAAAGAGGAAGGGGTATACATTAAGAATGAAATGTGGAAGTATCCAGGTATGCGAAAGATACACTTGGAGACTGGTAGTGCTAAAGGTATGAATGTATTACATTGTGTCTGGTATCCAGATCCAGAATACAATCTACCTATATTTGGATGTGATGTTGTTGATACTGGTACTACAATTACTGCTGCTATTGTGGATATATCTCCAGTTCGAGGGACAGAGGAGATATATAAGTTAATACAACCTGTTGCTAATAATTTCCATTTTAGTGAGAGAAGACCATTACCTTTATGGGGTGATGAAATATTCTCTCCTGCATGTAAATTTATGAGGATTAATAAGGAAATTGAGAAGGCAAACTATTATTGTCTTGTAATGAATTACCTTATGATATACTGCGATGAGATAGTAAAGACTGAGAAGGATCCTAATTGGGTTAATACTATGCTCAGACTAGATGATCAAGTATATTATTGTACGCAACAGAAGAAGAATAAAAAAACTCTAGCAGTACTTTCTAAATGGTTTAGCAGGGATTGGGCAGAGCAATACATAGACACTATCCTCTTCGATGAGCCAGTTATGAAAGTGTCCGTTTAGCTAGTGCAAAGCTTGATAAGTCTGTTATAATAAGAAGGTATTCAAAGGTAATCTATGTCACAACCCCGCAACGATGTAACGACTGAAGTGCTTCAGAAGACTTTAGTTGAAAAGTTTGGTAACGAAGTTACCACTGCTCAAGTTAGAACGGTACTAGGGGAATTTGATATTTGCTATTACACTGCCGACCAAAGATTAAAACCTTTTAAGACTGGTCGTGGTAAATGGAATCTTAGTACTAAAGAGATTACTAAAAACTTGGAGAAGTCTTTAGCAGCGCAACCAGCGGTTGCTGCTGAGAATTACATTCCTGATAGAGATGAATCCTATGTAAGTTTTGGTAACTTTAATGATCTTAAAAAAATTATTAGTTCTCGCAAGTTTTATCCTGTGTTTATCACTGGTCTCTCAGGTAACGGAAAGACCTTCGGAGTTGAGCAAGCCTGCGCTGCTGCAAAGCGTGAATTAATCAGAGTAAACATTACGATAGAAACTGATGAAGATGATCTTATCGGGGGCTTCCGCCTTGTTAATGGTGATACCGTCTGGCACAACGGACCAGTTGTTGAAGCTCTCCAGCGAGGGGCTATCCTGCTCCTTGACGAAATCGACCTTGCCTCAAACAAGATTCTCTGTCTCCAGTCCGTCCTTGAAGGTAAGGGAATTTTCCTTAAAAAGACTGGAAGATACGTCAAACCAACAGCCGGGTTTACAGTCATCGCCACCGCAAATACTAAAGGTAAAGGTTCAGACGACGGAAGATTTGTTGGAACTAACGTGCTCAACGAAGCCTTCCTTGAAAGATTCCCAATAACTTTTGAGCAACAGTATCCTGCTCCAACTACTGAGACTCGTATCCTATTAAACAATGGATGTGAAGATGAGTTTGCTGACAACCTAGTCAAGTGGGCAGGTATTATTCGTAAGACTTTCTTTGACGGTGGAGTTGATGAAGTCATTACTACTCGTAGACTGGTACACATTGTCCAGGCATACGATATCTTCAATGATAAGTTGAAAGCAATTACTAATTGCATCAACCGATTCGATGATGATACTAAGCAATCTTTCCTAGATCTTTATACTAAGGTTGACGAGAAAGAAGTTCAAGAGTATAATGATGAGGTATAAATGCCCCTTCTATGAGAAAGTATAATGAGGACGAGATCCTCAAAGAGGTTGGTGATTACATCAGCAACACTTACAGAGGTCATTACAGCACTGGTGGGGTCCAAACTCTGGACCTCATTGATTCTGTTGGTGACTCCGAGGCATTCTGTCGGAGTAACATCCTTAAGTATGCTTCAAGGTACGATCGAAAAGGAACAGCACGTAAGGATATCATAAAGATTATCCATTATGCTATTCTTCTGCTTCACTTCAGTGACTTGAATAACAAGAGAGAAACTGCTAACATTGGAGCAACCCCCCTACAAATTGATTATGACAAATGACCGTGATTTCTAAAGAAACGATTGACCTCCTCCAGAATTTTTCGACTATTAATAAGTCGATTGTCATTAAACCTGGTAAAGAGATTCAGACATTGAGTCTGAATAAAAACATTCTAGCAACAGCAAATGTGCAGGAATCATTTGATAGGGATATTCCTATCTACGATTTGCCATCTTTGATTCAGATCTTTAATTTGTTTGATGGATCTCCAGTCATTGATACCACTAGCGATACATTCTTAAACATATCTAATCCTCAGAATAGATCGAAGGTTAAATTCTTCTATTCGGATCCTGATATTATTGTACAACCACCAGAGAAAAAGGTTGATCTTCCATCTGAAGATGTTAACTTCAGACTAGAAGCACCTGTGTTTGCACAGATTAAGAAAGCATGGTCTATCTGTGGTGTGCCTGATCTATGTTTGCAAGGTGATGAAGGTGTAATGAGTTTAACATTAACTGACAAGAAGAATGATACAAGTAATTCATATTCTGTAGAGGTAGGTGAGACTTCAGATGA